GATGTCTTTTGTGAAGATTGTTTCTACGAGAGATATGATTACTGCCCTTGGACAGATGATTACTACCCACATGAAGACATGGTTATGGTACAGCCATCTGAAGAGTATGTGTGGAGAGACCATGATAATGTAATTTATATCGAGGACTTAGATGAGTTCTGGGATAGTGATCAGTGTGTGTATTCTGATAAATTAGATAAGTGGATACCTGCTGATCAAATAAGTGAGTTAGGTTACTTTGAGTGTTGGTGGACTGGTGATATATGCAAAGAAGATGAATGGGCTGAGACAACAGACGGTGAGATTGTTTGTCTATCTGCGTTAAAAGATAAAGGTTGGGTTACAAATGATGATGGATTATGGTATGAACCTCCACAGAAGAAAAAAAGAAAAAAGGAGATAAATAATAATGTATGATTTAGTAGAAATGATGACGTACAAAAGACCTCAAGGTAGTGATACCCAAAAGGAATTTTGTAATAAATACTTAGAACCTATCATGGGTTTACCTGATAAGTATGGTAATTATGTATTGACAGTGGGTAATAAGCCACAGATTTGCTTTACTGCTCACCATGATACAGTACACAAAACGTCAGGTAGACAGAAACTAGCAGTAACAAAAGATGGTATTGTATCACTCAAGAGAAAGAGTAAAGGTGAGTGTCTAGGTGCTGATTGTACTACTGGCATATGGCTTATATGTAATATGATTAATGCTAAGATTCCGGGTGTGTATGTAGTTCATGCAGAAGAAGAAGGTGGTTGTGTTGGTAGTAAAGCTCTTGTCAAATCTGATCCACAGTGGTTAGATGATATTAATTACGTTATATCTTTTGATAGGTATGGCAAGAAGTCTGTTATTACACATCAGATGGGCAGACGTACTGCGTCTGATAAGTTTGCAAAGTTGCTTGCAAAGACACTAGAGTTACCACTCAAGCCTGATCCTAATGGTTCTTATACAGATAGTAATGTGTACAGATTAAAAGTATCTGAGTGTACTAATGTTAGTGTGGGTTACTATTCTCAACACAGTACAGAAGAGAAACAAGATGTTGTGTATGCATACAAGCTGCTTGAGTGTTTACTATCTGCTGATTGGGATCAGTTACAATACTACAGAGATAATACTGTAGTAGAGATGGGTAGTATGTATGGTGATTGGTATGATGATGATGATTACTTTTTTGGTTATCCACCTAGAGGTTACAGGTATGACATTGATCAAACAGGTGATAACAGAATTTATGATATGATTGTTGACTATCCAGAAGAGGTAGCACTTTTATTAGAGGAGCTTGGATACACAGCTGATGAGTTACATGAGATGTTGGGTATACAAGATCATGGGTACATTAATGAATACTTAGAGAGGGTAAGCTAATGATAGTATATAGAACTACAGTAATGAAAGGTGATAAACTTATAGCACAGTTTCACTCACATGATTTAACTGAGGCTAATAATAAAGCTCAAACAGTTGCAGAGAGTGGTGCAGTTGTTACAATTGCAACAGTTATACAAGCTGTTGACGGTGAATGGGAGAATACTAGTGAAGATAATCTAGTAATGCGTTACCGATATGCAACACCTAAATCTTTTTTGGATTGATGGTACTTGAATTATAGTAAATGATTACTATATATACTTATAGTATTACTTAAAGTATATTACTAATACTATAAGTATTAATATTAACACTTAAAGTATGGAGATAATATGAAACCATATCATAATAAAGGATTTGGAATAGCTTATATGTGGATACTATTATTAGTATTAATCTTTCCTGCTATTCTTTTATTCGTATCTATGGGTACATGGGATACATTTGTTAAGATGCATTTACCTGATGGCGATTGCTGGGAGAATGCTAGGCATGAAAGAGTGTGTAAAGAAACTGCTAACTGTAAAATAGGGAGAAATTTTTGTGAATGATAAAGAAATACTAAAACATATTGAGTCTTGGCTAGAAGATGAGATACTAGACTATGCTAATAGTGGTAGAGCTATGAAACTAGAAGACAAGTATGATCATATACATTATGGTCGTTATGAAATGGTAACAATTCTTAGAGATAAGATACAAAAATTAAGAAAGGATGAGAGATTTGTTTAGTGAAGATAGTATAAGAGAATGGGCATTTGAAGAAGCAGAGACTGCATTTTCTCATTTGCTTGAGAGTCCTGCAAAAGATAAGATAGTTTATCAAATGGCTATGCAGTTAATAGAAGATGCACAAAATGATTTAGATATAGACAGGTTTGATGATGGAGTTTAAGTATACAACTAAGTATCGTAAAGCTGATGGTACTTTATCTTGGAGATTCACACCACCTGATGATGTAAAAGTTGCAGGTGTTGTTAATAATGTTACATTCCAAGATGGTAGAACTGCCAGATATGAGATACCTAAACTACTAAAACTAATTGAACAATACAAGAAGGGTGAGATCAAGGCAGGTAGAATAGGTTCTCGCAGTACTTTGCGTCAGGTATTTGCACATTACAGAGACTCATTTCACTTTAAGAGACTCTCGTATAATACTGAAATTGCTTACACTTATGGGTTACACTACGTGTGTAGAACAAAAGTATTTGGTAAAGAGTTCGGTGATATACCTGTTGGAACGATAAACCCACAGCATTGTGCAGAAGCATATCAGACTTGGTGCGAGTTAGTTAGCGTTAGTAGTGGTAATACTCATGCTAGATTGTTATCTGTATTGTTAAACTATTGTGTATCTCTTGATGTGATAAAGAATAATCCTATGTCTAAGGTACAGAAAGAACATCATGAACCTAGATCAGTAGTCTGGACTAAAAGTCAAGTAGAATTATTCCTTGATACTGCATTTAATCATTTTAATTACAGGAATATAGGACTGTTAGTGCTGATGTGTTACGAGTGGGGACAAAGACCTGCTGATATACGTAACTTAACTTGGGATTGTATCAACTTTGAAGATAAAAAGATTACAATAACACAAAGTAAACGTGGTGCTACAGTAGTATTACCAATACCATCTAATATAATTGATATGCTTAACCAACAGTTTGAAGACTGGGGGTGGCAACAATATGTAATACCCTATCACAGAGCTTCTGATGGGTGCTACAGGCCGTATACTTGTTCTCAAGTAGGTGAGTATACTAATATAGTTAAGGCTTTGTGTGACCTTCCTGATGACCTTAGAGCAGGTGATCTAAGAAAGACTGCTATCAATGAGATGATAGAGAGTGGTGTAGACCAACTAGCAATCATGTCTGTTACAGGTCACAAGAATGTACAAAGTCTTAACCCATACAACAAACATAATTACAACACTGCCAATCAAGCATTACAAAAAAGAAAAAGTATTGCTTGATATTAATATTAATCACTGATACTATTCTAAAAAAGAAAGGAGATTGAATGAACGATAACCCCCATCAACCATGTCCTTATGTAGATTGTGGATCATCTGATGCATTCAACTGGCACAATGATGGGTATGGATATTGTCATAGCTGTGGTGAATCCTATCCATCTAAGACTAAGTTAAGCACATTTGATTGGGTGCAACATAGATATCCAGTAAAGAGGAGAGTAAATGTAATGGATATAGAAGTAAACGGAATGACCTTTGATGGCATACGTAGTATTGATCCTGAAGTTTGTAAACTGTATGGCATACAAATACAAACTGACAAGGATGGTAATCCTATTCGCTATGCCTACAAGTATCCACACACTGTCAAGTACAGAGACTACAATGACAAGTCTAAGTCTTGGATCAAAGACAGAGGTGTGGGTATGAATGAACTGTTTGGTCCTGAGTTTAATCAAGGATCATCACACAGGATTTATATTACTGAGGGTGAGTTTGATGCAGCTAGTTTGTATCAGATACTCAGACAAAAGTTTCCTGTTAAGTCTCTACCTTCTGCATCTATTGGTGAGAAGTTTATTAAGAATAATTATAACTATCTTAATGCATTCAAAGAAGTGATCTATGCAGGTGAGCTTGATGAAGCAGGTAGACGAGCTGCTGAAAGAATCTATGAGTCACTGCCAGAAAAGTTTTACTACGTACCAATGTCTAAGTACAAAGATGCCAATGAATTTCTGGAAGCAGGTGATATAGAACCTTTGTATTGGGCAGCTCAAAAGCCACAGAGGTACTCACCAGAAAACTTCTTTTGTTCTGATGAAGAGGTAGAACAAGCCATACTTACAGAGAGTCCCTATGATTACATACCAACAGGTCACTCTGGACTTGATGATAAGATACGTGGTGTTGTCAAGGGTGGTCTTACTTTTATTAAAGCACCAAGAGGTACAGGTAAGACAGAGGTAGTCAGATACTTTGAGACCGGTTTACTTAAACACCCTGACACACGTATAGCTTTATTGCATATGGAAGAGATGAAGTCTACTACCTACAGAGCTATGGCTACGTACCATCTTGGTGTTAATGTTAGGACTAAAGATGATGCAAAAGAAAATAGAGTATCAGAAGATGATGTTATAAAAGCTGCAAAGGATGCTACAGAAGGTGAACGTACAGTAGTATTTGAGATGAGGTCACATGATGATCCACTTAAACTATTGGAGTATACTAGACTAGCTGCAACTGTATATGGTGCAGAGTATATCTTTGTAGATCATGTTCAAAGACTAGCTTATCTTAGTCAGTCCGGTGTAGATGGTGCTACCTCTGTACTCACATCTCTTGGAGCAAGAATGGCACAGTTGTCTAAAGAATTAAATATAGGTGTAGTATTTATATCACAAGTCAATGATGATGGTAGAACTAAGTATGCATCATCACTTGAAGAAGAAGCTATTATCTGTATCAAGATTGAAAGAGATATTGAAAGTGAAGATGAGATAGTACAGAATACTACTACCTTTATTGTCGATAAGAATAGACCATTCGCTAAGTTAGGGTATGCAGGTACAGTATATTACAATCCTGATACTACTATCCTTACTGAAGAAGTTGTAATAGGGAGAGAGGAAGCTGCATGATAAACAAGGACATTACAGTTTGGTTTTCTTGTGGAGCTGCATCTGCAGTTGCAACATATTTTACATTAAAAAAGTATGGTAACAATAACAGAATAAGAGTAGTAAATAATCCAGTAAAAGAGGAGCATGAGGATAATCTAAGATTTCTATCTGATATTGAATCTTGGTTAAATATAAAGGTAGAGTTTGCTGTTAACTCTAATTTTCCAGACTGTTCTGCTAAAACTGTTTGGTCTCACCATAAGTATATGAGTGGTATAGCAGGTGCACCCTGTACAATGAGATTAAAAAAACATGCTAGACAAGAGTGGGAAAATAAAAACAACTCTGATTATTTAGTATTAGGTTTTACAGCTGATGAAAAGAAAAGATCTGACAGATTTAAAATGACAGAACGTAGCAACTTATTGTCTGTCTTAGTTGATGAGGGTATAACTAAACAAGATTGTTTTAATATTCTTTTAGATAATAATATTAGTCTACCTAAAATATATTCAATGGGTTTTCCTAATGCTAACTGTATTGGTTGTGTTAAAGCTACATCACCTACCTATTGGAATCTAGTTAGATCAAAGTTTCCTGAAGTGTTTAATGAAAGAGCTAAACAATCTAGATTAATAGGCTCAAAACTTGTAAGATATAAAAATAAAAGGATAATGTTAGATGAATTACCTGAGAATGCTAAAGGTAGATCATTAAAAAATTATGACTTTGAGTGTGGTATTTTTTGTGAGGAGAAATTATAATTGATAATATTTGATATTGAAACCAATGGTATTAATCCAGACAAGATACACTGTATGGTATTCAGAGATACAGATGATGAAGTATCTAAGTGTACTGCTACAGATGACTACAATTATATGCGAGATGTATTGTTATCTGCTCAAGGATTAGTAGGTCACAATATCATACGTTATGATGTACCAGTATTAGAACGTATACTAGATATTAATATTACTGCTAGACGTTTTGATACTCTACCTATGTCTTGGGTTCTTAATCCAACTAGACCTAAGCATGGACTTGATAGTTTCTTTGCTGACTTTGGTATACCTAAACTAAAGATAGATGATTGGGAGAACCTATCTCTACAAGAGTATGTTGACAGATGTACTAATGATGTGATGATAACAGATGCATTGTGGACAAACTTGTTGAAAAGATTTCTACATTTATACAAAGATAGGTATGAATTAGATAAGTTCTTCAGATACTTAGAGTTTAAAATGGATTGTGCAAAAGAAGCTGAACAACAAGGTTGGAAGTTAGATGTAGACATGGCTAAGTCTTGTGTAGATAAACTACTAACTTTACAAGCAGAGAAGGTGACAGAACTATCTGATGCTATGCCTATGAGAAAACTATATAGGGTACAGACTAAACCTAAAGTATGCTTTAAGAAAGATGGTTCTCTTTCATCTCATGGTAAGAGATGGTATTCTTTACTAGAAGAGTATGGTTTACCTGAAGGTTACAATGGTGAAGTGACAGTAGTAAAAGGTGCAGAAGATGCTAACCCTAACTCTACTGATCAAGTAAAAGATTGGTTAAAGTCTCTAGGTTGGAAGCCTTGTACATTTAAATACAACAAGAACAAAGACACTGGTGAAGAAAAGAAAGTAGAACAAGTCAGAAAGAATGGTGAGCTTACAGAGTCTGTAAAGTTATTAATAGAAAAGAACCCAGCTGTTGCAACATTAGAAGGTCTTACTATTATACAACATAGACTAGGTATCTTTAATGGCTTTGTTGAATGCGAACAAGATGGTTATCTCAAGGCAGAGATAGATGGTCTTACTAATACTTTTAGATTTAAACATAAGAAACCTCTTGTTAATCTTCCCGGAGTTGATAAGCCTTGGGGTAAAGAGATACGTAGTTGTTTAGTAGCACCTGAAGATTCTACATTATGTGGTGCTGACATGACTTCTCTTGAGGATACAACTAAGAGACATTACATGAAACCATACGACCCAAAGTATGTAGAAGAAATGTCAAGAGATGGTTTTGATCCTCACCTTGACCTTGCTAAACATGCAGGTAAGATTACACAAGATGATATTAATAAACATAATAGTGGTGAAAAAGATTTGAAGTCACTGCGAAAGAATTTTAAAGTGGTTAATTATTCTGCGACCTATGGTGTAGGTGCAGCTAAGTTATCCAGAGAGACAGGTATGTCTGTACGTGAAGCACAAGAACTTCTTGATGCTTACTGGAAAAGAAATTGGTCTGTCAAAGCTTTCTCTGAGTCTCAACCAATACGAAGAATATCAGGTGAGATGTGGATACAAAATCCTGTGAGTAAGTTCTGGCATAGTCTTCGCTACGAGAAAGATGCATTCTCTACTATTAATCAAAGCACAGGTTCTTATTGCTTTGACAAGTGGGTAGCATTCTATCGTACTAGAAGACCAAACATTGTGGGTCAGTTCCATGATGAAAGTATTAATGTAGTTCCTTTGGGCGAAGAGAAGGAACATGAGAATGCATTGTATTGGGCAGTTGATAAGTTAAATGAACAGCTCAAACTAAATGTAGAATTAGGTATTGATGTACAATTTGGAAAAAATTATGCACAAATACATTAATAATACTTGCATTGTAAATAGTAATCGTGTTACAATAATTTTTTGATTAATTATAGGAGTCTTAAATGGCAACAAGAAAAGTAATATTAACCGGTATCTCCGAGTGGGCAAAAGTATTTGAACAGAATCGTGACAAGACTGGTTATAAACCAACACCTCAAGCACAAGGTACATATGAAGCAACTGATGGTGCTTGTACTATTGATGTAATATTAGATGACGATAACTTTGGTAAGCTAAAGTCTTCTAAGTCTATGAAGAAGGGTGTTGTAGATGCTCAAGGTAGAGGTCAGAAGATAACTTTTGATAGAAAGTTCAAGACCAATAATGATTGGGAATGTGGTCCACCAATCGTTGTAAAAAATGATGATACACCTTGGAGCTATGATGAAGATGGACCAATTGGTAATGGGTCTACTGTTCAAGTTCAGCTATCTGTGTATGATATACCCAAGTATCAGAACGTAGGTACTAGACTAGAGAAGGTAAAAGTTCTTGAGCATGTAGAGTATATTCAACCACAAACTGATGGTGACGTGCCTCCCTCTACGAAAAAACCATCTAAGAAAACAAGTGAAGAAGTACTCTTTTAAGAGACCCAAACCACGAAACCTTGAGGCTAAATCTTTACAATCTCCTCAGTTTAGTCTCAAGGTTATTCCCCTTAAAATTAAAAAGATATTTAGAAAAAGAAAACATAAAGGATCATCTTATGAAAAAGATTGATACATTAGTAGAAGACATATATTCTACTATACAAGGTGAAGGTAATTGGAATGCAGCTGTTACTAGACACTTTAGTTCCAGACTGTCAATGCTATCTTGCCAGAGGTTTCTTAAACCACAAGAACCAAGAAGCTATCTTTCTTTGTCGTCAGTTGGAACACCATGTAAACGTAAACTATGGTACAAGATTAACTTAGTAGGTAAAGGTGAACCATTAGAAGCATATACATTACTAAAGTTTTTTTATGGGGATATGATTGAAGAATTAATACTGTGTTTAACTGCTGCTAGTGGACATAAAGTAGAGGGAATGCAAGACAGACTAGATGTTCATGGTGTAAAAGGACACAGAGATGCAATCATAGATGGTATGACTATTGATGTTAAGTCATGTAGTAGCTATGCATTTAAAAAGTTTAAAGAGGGAAGGTTAAGAGATGATGATCCATTCGGTTATATATCACAGCTTAGTTCATATGTTTATGCAGGTAAAGATGATCCACTTGTTACTAATAAAACACATGGTGCTTTTCTTGCAGTTGATAAACAGAATGGACATGTTTGTCTGGATGTTTATGATTTCTCTAAAGAATTAGAAACTAAAGAGAAAGAGATATTAGAAGTTAAAGATATGGTCAAAGGAGATATACCAGAAAAAAGAATAGATCCAATACCACAATCTAAAACTAGTCCTAACACTAAGCTTAGTGTGCAATGCAGCTACTGTGAGTACAAGAAAACTTGTTGGCCTGAGATGAGAACATTCTTATATTCTTATGGTCCTGAGTTTCTTATTAAAGTAAAAAGTAAACCTAAAGTTAAAGAGGTAATAGATGAGCAGGTCAGCTAAAGCTAAAGGTAGACTAGGACAACAAGAGATACGTGATAAACTATTAGAGTCCTTTCCACATTTTGAAAAAGATGATATTAAGTCTGCTATAATGGGAGATACAGGTGCAGATATACAGTTCTCACCACAAGCTAGAAAAAGATTACCATTAGCAATAGAAGTTAAAAGACGTAAGAATGAATTAAAAACTGTGTATACATATATAGAACAAGCAGTTAAACATAATACAGGAGAGCCTGTAGTATTTTATAGATCAGATCATAGACCTTGGGTTGTAATGATAGGACTAGAACATTACATGGACTTACTTAAAGATTGGAAAATAAATGGAGATAACTAAGATGAAGATATGGGCAATGACAGAAGGTCCATATCATTACACAGATTTACCACCTGAAGATATTGAAGACTATCCTCATGTAGGTGAACTAGAATGGTTTGCTGTTTGTAAAGTAGAAATAGATGGCAAGCTTATAGATCACGAGTTTTTCTTTGAGACTCTTGATCAAGTCTATCAATGGAAAAACTATTTCAATAACAACATGGAGGCACTAGAAATAGATATGAAAGATAAAGATTATTTAGGAAAACTATCATGAGTAAAACAGCTGTGGTATATACATGTGCTCATGCAGATCCAGAGATATCCAATGAGAGATTTACTTGGTTAGGTGAGATGATATATGATCTTAAACCTGACTATGTAATTGATCTTGGAGATGGAGCAGATATGAGATCATTAAATAGTTACGATACAAAGTATCCTACTGCAATAGCATCACAAAACTATGAGAAAGATATTAATAGTTATAATGATTCTCAAGAACGTATTAGATACAAGTTTAAAAAGATGAAGAAGAAAAGACCTGCGTTCTTTGGAGCAGAAGGTAATCATGAGCATAGAATAAAGAAAGCAATAGGTTTTGATCCTAGACTAGAAGGTGTAAAGTATGGTATTAGTTTTAGCCATCTTCAAACTAAAACTTGGTTTGATGAATACTATGAGTATAAAAACTCAGCACCAGATGTATTTACAAAAGATGGTGTATCCTATGCACACTATATAGCTACTGGTAATTATGGCACAGCTATGTCAGGAGAGCATCATGCCTATAGTTTAATTAAGAAAAGACATTCTTCTACCACAGTTGGACATAGTCATAGAAGACATATCTACTTTAAAGATGATGCATTTCCTAATCCATCTATAGGATTAGTAGCAGGTTCTTTTAAAGGTGGTCAAGAAGGATGGGCAGGTCAGGCAAACTTAGAGTGGTGGAAAGGTGTAGTCATAAAAAGAAATATAAACAATGGTGCATACGATCCAGAATTTGTTTCGTTAGAAAGATTAAAAGCCGAATATGGCAGTTGACAATTAATAATATTTAGATATAACTAGGGGTTCTTGTTATGAAGTATGAAGTAATAATTAATATAGATATAGATGATGATTCTAATATGTTAGAGGTAGGAGATACCAATAACATAGACACTATTACTAGTGCTATAGAGTCTGCTCTTTATGATATAGATGACCTAGAAATTGAAGATATAGATGTAGTAAGGAGATTAGATTGAACATAAAAGATTATTCTGAAGAAGTAGAAAAGTTAGTTATTACTGTTGCTAATACTAGACTTGTAGAAAATACATTAGGCTTGGTTGGAGAAGCAGGAGAAGTAGCAGAAAAAATAAAAAAGTTTATTAGAGATGAAGATTTTTCAAAAGAAGATATTGTTAAAGAGCTTGGAGATGTTTTGTTTTATACTACTGCTCTGGCTAATCATATAGGATCTGATTTACAAACTGTATTAGATACTAATATTAAAAAATTACATGATAGAAAAAAGAGAAATAAAATACAAGGATCAGGAGATAATAGATGAGTAATGCACTACCAACAGATTACCAAAACTTTATTGCAACATCACGATATGCACGTTGGTTAGATGATGAGGGGAGAAGAGAAACGTGGAGTGAAACTGTTACTAGATATGTAGATTATATGTCTGAGAAAGTAGGTATAGATGAGAATACTAGTAATGAAATATGGGCAGCTATACATAACCTAGATGTTATGCCATCCATGAGAGCCTTGATGACTGCAGGACCTGCATTAGACAGAGATAATACTGCAGGATACAACTGTAGTTATTTACCGGTAGATGATATTAAATCTTTTGATGAAGCTATGTACATACTACTTTGTGGTACAGGTGTAGGCTTCTCTGTTGAAAGACAGTATGTAGATAAACTACCAGAAGTGCCAGATGTTTTAGTAGATAGTCAAACTACTATTGTTGTAAGAGATAGTAAAGAAGGTTGGGCAAGAGCATTTCGTATGCTTATAGCTTTACTATATGCAGGTGAGATACCAACCTATGATGTTAGTATGATTAGACCTGCAGGTGCTAGACTAAAAACATTTGGTGGTAGAGCATCTGGACCTGCTCCTCTTGTTGATCTATTTAAGTTTACTATTAATATGTTTAAAGAAGCAAAAGGTAGAAAGCTATCTAGCTATGATTGTCATAGTATTATGTGTAAAGTTGGCGAGATTGTGGTAGTAGGTGGTGTACGTAGATCAGCTATGATTAGTTTGTCTAACTTATCTGATATTAGAATGCGTCATGCTAAGACTGGTCAATGGTGGGAGACTGCTCCACATATGGCATTATCTAATAACTCTGTCGTTTATACAGATAAGCCTGACTCTGAAACATTCTTACGAGAGTGGACTTCATTAGTAGAATCTAAGTCAGGTGAGAGAGGTATCTTTAATAGAGTATCTGCTAAGAAACAAGCTATGAAGAATGAGAGAAGAGATCCTAACTATGACTTTGGTACTAATCCTTGTAGTGAAATAATACTAAGACCACATCAGTTCTGTAATCTTACTGAAGTAGTAATAAAAGATGGTGACAAAGATGATGATATAGAGAAGAAGATTAGGATAGCTACTATACTAGGAACAGCTCAAGCTACACTTACAGACTTTCCATACTTAAGAAAAATATGGAGAACTAATACTGAAGAAGAGAGATTACTTGGTGTAAGTCTTACAGGTATCATGGATAATATACATACTAATTGTAATCTAGTTGATATGGATAAAAGACTTCCACGATATAAACAAGTAGCTATTGATACTAATAAAGAGTTTGCTAAGAAGTTTGGTATCCAAGAGAGTACTGCTATCACTTGTGTTAAACCTAGTGGTACAGTATCTCAGCTGTGTGATTCAGCTAGTGGTATTCATGCTAGACATTCTAAGTATTACATAAGAACAGTACGTGGTGATAATAAAGATCCACTTACAAAGTTTATGATAGATCAAGGTGTACCTAGTGAACCATGTGTAATGAAACCTGATACTACTACAGTATTTAGTTTTCCTATGAAGTCACCTAAAGGTTCTAGAATTAGAGATGAACTATCTGCTATAGATCAATTGAATATCTGGTTAATATATCAAGAGCATTGGTGTGAGCATAAACCATCTATTACTGTTACTGTTAGAGAAAACGAGTGGTTAGATGTAGGTGCATTTGTATTCAAACATTTTGATAAAATGTCAGGTGTATCCTTTTTACCACACTCTGATCATGTATATCAGCAAGCACCTTATCAAGAGTGTACAGAAGATGAATATAATGATATGCTTTCTAAAATGAATACTAGAATTAATTGGTCTAAACTAAGAGACTATGAAGTAAGTGACACTACATCTGGCAGTCAGACTATGGCTTGTAGTGGTGATTCTTGTGAGGTTGTAGACATAGGAGTTTAACATGACGGTACTTTTTCCTAAAGAAATATGCTCTATGTGTGGCAACTATCTTGATGATGACTTAAAATGTTATGAGTGTGAAATATGTAACGGAGAAAATATGGAAGATACAATTACCTTAACTACTGATACAACTTTTCATGGACACTATGATGATGTTAATAATCCTAAGCATTACAATCGTGGTGGACTAGAGTGTATTGAAGCTATTGAGGCCATGACAGAAAAAATGTCTGGAGATATAGCACCACATGCTGCAAATGTATTAAAGTATTTGTGGAGATGTGAATATAAAAATGGACTACAAGATATTGATAAAGCAATCTGGTATTTAAATAGACTAAAAGATAGGTGGTTACAAAGAGATGACATCAAAGAAAATCGTGTGGAAAAATCTTGAACAAGAAGCAAAAAACTTTCGTAGACTACGTATAGTTAAACCTACCAAAAAAGCAAAACCCTTAACAACTAGACGTTATCTTGCAGGACAAGCATTGTCAGGTCTAATTGCTAAGGGTAAAACAGATAAGATAGAAGTAGCTAAAGAGGCTTATGAGTGGGCAGATAGATTATTAGATGAAGAAGATTAATCCATATTAAACTCATTATAAAATATTTCATCATAAATATCTACAAGAGATTGTATTTTTAATAAAATACCTAATGAATCTTTTTTGTCTAATACATCATCAAGTTTATTTACACCGTCTATATTAAGAAAGTCTATAACATTTTGCACTTCTTTCTTATTTTTATTAGATAATAACCTAATGATACTAATTGATTTAGGCATACCATCTTCTACAACTTTAAACACATCTTGTTTAACAGCTTCAGATATTTCTGCAATTACAAATTCTTTTCTATCCTGACTCATTCTAAAATAGTTAGGATATTTTTTTAATGCTTCCACTGCTCTTGATTCAAAAAAAGGTTGAGCAATAGAGTTCATTTGATTTTGTACACTTTTAGGAGCAGTTACTTTAAATACATCCCAGTATTTCATACCTGCAGCATTTGCTAACTGTTCCATAATATTAGGTTCTTCTAGAGTTCTAATACCTAAAATTAATTTTCCAATATCAGGATTAAAATACTTTCCTCTAAATGGTGTTGCTTTTTTAGGTAAATCTTTTGCTAAATTTTCTTTAGAAAACAAAGTAGGAATATTATTAACATATTTAATTATTTCATTTTGTAATTTATCACCTTCTCTTAGATTAGGATTTAAATTTTGATCTGTAACTATACCTGCAACAACATTAATGGGTTCAAGATGTCTAGTAAAACCTTGAACAACTGTTGAATATGAACCACTTAAAACATCTAAAAGTGGTTGAGCATTACCTTGAGTCAACTCTCTAGCAAAATATAATAAAGATTGACTTGCATAATCTAAATCTCTTACTGCTTGACCACCTAGTTGTAAAGCTAATTCATCAAAAAGATCTTGAGGTACATTCTGCAGTCTAAAATCTTTTATCTCATTACTAGTACCCATACCATGAGCTACCATTTGAGACATTAATCTTATAGTAGATATGGGCCAATCATAAGTCCTATCCTCTATAGATCCATCATCTTTTCTGTCTGCGTTAAATCCCAAACCTTGTGATATTCTATCTCTAGCTGCAGGGATTCCTAATGATATAGCACTTAAACCAACAGCAGCCTTGCTTATAGATTCCACTACAGTAGAATCAGCTAAGTCTGCAGTCTGACCAGTTATTTCTCTATGCATTGTTCTCAGCATATTTAGGCCAGTATAATCAGCCATAGTTGCAATAGTAGTATTTAAAAAACTACCAAAAGGAACAATAAAACCTAGAGTACCTTGACCAAAATTATCAGCTGTGTTAGTTAAATTTTCTATAGTTTTAGCCATAGCTCTAAAACCATTTCTTGTTGGCAGTGTTGACCAATTTACTGATGCTGTTTCTCTTAAAGTTCTAAACACTGCTCTATCTAAAACCTGTTCTTTAAATTTACTACTAGCCATTTCAAGACCAACATCAGGTCTAGCAAAAAACTCTGATGGTCTCACACCATATACACTCATTATTCTTTGATTTAAATTAGTACCAAAAGCCCAACGCTTAGTTAAATCATCTTGTAGTCTAACTAAAGTTATTGTCTGAACACCTTTAGTATAAGCATCTAATACTTTACCTGCAGCGTTAGTAATAATATCAGCCTTGTCTAAATTAAAATGCTCAAATGATTCTCTTACACCACCATCTCCAGTTACATCTCTAAATAATTTTTCTTTTACTTTAGGGTTAAGATTAAATATCATCTCTGCATACTCTATAGATAAGTCTGGAGATACTACATCAAAACCTCTTCTAATAGAACCAAAGATATTACCATAACCTTCATTAAAGTATTTTTCTGCTGAAGCAAAATCATTCAAACCATATTTGTAAAATGCACCCTGTGAATAATTTAATGCACCTGTAACTATATCAGCAAGATTATTAATACTAACCATTGCTGTAAAACCTTTTATGTTTGCACCTGTTGTAGATAAATGTGACGTTAATAATCTCTTATAAGTAGATAGAAAAAACTGTCTCCTTTGTGGAGAATCTTCTTTACTAATAGTACCTGCTGCCATATCAATAGCATCTTTAATATTTAAACCTGCTTTTTGAAGTCTACCTAATTCAGACGGAAGCCACAAAGCTTCACCTGCTTTAGAGACAGAGTCAGCAAATGTTAAACCTAATGCTGATGCAGTAACATCATCTCCTTTAGTTATTGTTTTTAATACAGCTCTACCTTCTTTATCTACAATAACCTCACCAGTGTTACGATCTCTTAACACATCTGCAAATTCTATTTTGTATCCAGTCTTATCTTCAAACTGTTTAACAATTTCTTTTGCTTTACCTCTAGGTAAAAATTCTGTGATAGCATTAGCATAAACTCCAGTTATAGTACCATATTTTTCTATCAAAGCAGGGTGTGCTACAAAACCTGCTTCTTGTAATGCTTGAAAAAATCCTTTAGTTCCATTCTCAGGATCTCCTAACCAAAAATATTGATAGAAAGCATTGAGAGCTTCTGCATCATTTAACTTACCAAGTTTAATATTTTTCTTTTTTGCTTTCTGTTTTATCTCAGGCCATAGTAAAAAGTTTTTAGTATCTCCTTTTATTAACCCAAAGTTTTCATCAACAGATTTAATAATACTATCCATATTCTCAGATACAGAAACTTTAAGTATGTTTTCTGCTTCTCTTGCTCCTAATTTTGCAAAGTTTTCTTCAAATTCATCGAATGCTAAAAAGGTATTTTTAAGTGGACCTCTTCTAAACTCTTTAACACTTGCACCTAACGAAGCTAGTGTTGGTATTACAACCATAGCACCTGCAAAACTTAAAGCAGTTTGAGCTGCACTATATTCCTCTTGAACACCAACATCTATTAGTTGCATTTGATAACCAACATCTGTTCCTGCACCTATTGTGGCATCAACAAATGCTAATGGTAGTGTTTTAAGAGCAGCATTACCAACTTGTTGTAAGGCAAACTTTTTTGTAGCACCATTCTTAACTGCCTCTTTATAAGCAGCTAGCATTAATTTTCTTGCAGTTTGTGCTGTAGTTTTAGTTGCACCAAAAGTTATAAGCTTTCCTAAACCTAATCCTAATAATGTACTAGGATCATACACAGCTGCTTTTGTATAGTCCCATATTGCATCTCCCATTTCAGAAAGAGTTCCATCTCCAACTATAGCATTAGTCATGCCATCATCAAATAACTTATATGCTGCACCTAATTGTACTTTAATCTCATCAGGAGCATTCATACCATAAGCTAATTCATTGCCAGTGGTTACTGTTTGACCACCTGAAAAAGATCTCATCCAGTTTTGCCAAATTTCAAATACTTTTTCATCAGACATACTTCTATAGTCTCTACCACTAAATCCACCAAAGTCTCCACCTGCTAAACCTACAGCAGTTCTTCTTGCTTTAGTTAATACACCACCGGGCATGTATCTAGCTTCTAAACTAGACCTTACTACATCCATCAGTCTTGGATCAGCAAGAATTTTTTCCTTAGTTAGTTTATATTTTCCTCCATATTCCTCAAAGATTTTATCTAAGTCAACATATGTTTGTTTATCAATTCCAACAGGAACTTCTACAGGAATTTCTTGAGGCACAACATTATCACTAATACTGTAACCATTATTGTTACCAATATTTTCAGATATACTATAACCTGAACCTGTGTTTAAATTTTCTGAAATACTATAAGGCATTATTCTGTTATATAATCTTGTAATATTGTATTATTTGTAGTTGGATCGTATAAAATAAATTGATCACCAACTCTTAAAATTCTTTTTTGTATTAAATAATTTAAAAAATCTCTTGGATCTTGACCCCCTAATACATTAGCAGGTATTCTGATTGGAGGAGCATCTTCAGATACACTAATTAATTCTTGTATAGGAGCTAACTCTTCATAACTTGCATAATTTTCTAACATGTCTTGTAAAAAAGATCCACCATAAACATAAGCTAAGTCTCCAAACCTGTCTTTTTTAAATTCGTTTATAGCTCTTGTCACATCTTTATTTCTTTCTACATACCACTGTTTTTCATTTTCTTGAGAAGGTGATAAGTTAGTTCCTTGATCAGTTAAAGCTGTAAATTTTGCAAGCTCTCTTCTTAAAAACCCTTGTTCTTGTAAAGCTCTATTATAAGGGGATGACAAAGCTGATTTTATAAATCCGGGTATTTTAGATGGATCAGGTGTTTCTACTAATACTCTCTCAGGAAAAACTACTGCACCACTAGACAACTGTTCTTCCTGAAGTATTGTTTTATATAAAGAATCAAGCTCTCTTCCTACATATTTTTCAATAGCAGACATGTCTAATTTACCACTTGTAGTACCTTGTTTAAATATTGCACTATCTAAAATACTACCTATTTCTTGAGCAGCCATTTCTTTAGTCATCTCTTTAAATTTCTTTTCAGAAAATTGTTTACTTAAATTATTTATATATTTTTCAAGTCTTTCAAAACTAGTAGGATCTATAGCTAATTTTGCTACAGCACTGGGATTCATTCCAAAGTTTTTTATTAAATTTTCAGCTATAGCTAAATTTTTAGTAGACACATTAGGAGTTTCTAAATAAGACTTTTCAATATCAGTGCTTTCCAAATCATCAGTGCTAGATTTTTTAGTATCAAATAGATTAATACCTCTATTATCAACAGTGGATTGACCAAAAAGTTTTCTTATAGTTGATGCACCACCTTTAGCATATAAATCCATAATAGTTTTTTCTCGTTGATCTTGACGAGCTTCTACTTTATCTTGGTAGTTTCTTATACCTACTGCTGTTAATCTCATTTTATGCCCTCGCCATTAATCCTTTTGGTTTTTCAACTGATGCCATGTCACCCTGACCTTCACGAATAACCTTTTTTATTTCAATATCTTCAGGTGTTACAACCATATCTTGATCTATTTCATCAGTCTCGTAATCTTCAAAATAAGTTCTTTCACCATCTCTCATATTACCTTCCCCTTCTTGCCTCTCAGATAAAAACTTTAAAGCTAATGCCTCATTTCTAGCATAAGATATTCTTTCATTTTCTTCTTTATCTTCAAAACCCTCATCATAGTTTACATCTAATGAATCTGCATAACCTTTTAAGTATTCATGTATAACAGGTGCTATTATTAAACTTATATCTATAGAATGTATACCTTCTATTACAGCATTACGAGTAATACCTTCTACTAATGTAGACAGATCTATACCCATCTCTAACATAAACATTGCTTGTTCCACTGCTTTAGGATTATCAAGTATATCTAAGTGGTAATCTAAAGCTTTTACTGGATCATTTATTTCTGGGGGTCTCTCATATGGAGCACCTTTAGGTGTTGATGTTAGAGATTGACCCGGAACAGGTCTGTTAAATTGCATTATAAGTCCTCTCTATTAAAATAAAAATTAGCATCAGCAATTCTACTTTGCATCTTAGGTTCACCTGCAACTAGATATTGTCTTTCAAACATTTTAGTTAACTGACTAATACTTAAATCTTGATTATTAAACTTCTCCATAAAATCCTCTGTAAATCCATGAGTTTTATTATTCTTTAGTTCATGAATTAAGAAAGCATAACTACCCTCATAAGTTTTAGGATCTAAATTATTCTTCTTAGTAAAGTCTAAAAATTCTTTTCTTCTTGTAGCTGTCCATTGAGCATCACCTAAACCTCTACCACCAGTTTCTTTAAATGCAGTAAAACCTCTAGATTCATGGTGAAGATTACCAACAATGGCACTAAGTTGTTTCTTAGTAAGATTAGGAAACTCACTCTTTAAATCTTTAAAATATCTATTAGCTCTTTCAGTATTATATTCGTTAGACTTGGAAAATTCTTTTTCTAAATTTTGTCTAGTATTAATAGGTTGATCTTTACCTGAAGAAGCTTTCATTTTTAAAAAGTTTTGTTCTTTAAGTCTTTTATTTTCTTTTCTAATAGCACTAAATCTCTCATAGATAGCAATATTAGTAGCTCCTATTTTAGATATTTGTGCATTAGCTACCTTAACATCAGGTCTACCACCTAACGATTTAGGTTTCTCAGGTGAAACAAAA